TTAGTGTATTAAGTCATAGTTTACTTAAACACTCTACACAACCTATTGCTATAACACCTATTAGATTACAGAATATTAAAGATGTATTTGTAAGAGAAAGACTACCAATACAATCTACAGACTTTGCCTTTAGTAGATTTTTAGTACCTTATCTTTGTAACTATTCTGGACACGCAATCTTTATGGATTGTGATATGTTATCACGTGCAGACATATCATTATTATGGCGACAAAGAACTACAAAATATGCCGTACAATGTGTACAACACGACTATACACCTAATAGTACAGTTAAGTTTATGAATCAACCACAAACAGTTTATCCTAAAAAGAACTGGTCTAGTATGATGATCTTTAATAATGCGAAGTGTACAGCATTAACACCTGATTATGTTAATAGTGCTAGTGGTTTAGAACTTCATCAATTTAAATGGTTAGAAAGTGAAGACTTAATTGGTAAAGTAGATGAAGAATGGAACTGGTTAGTCGGTGAATATGAATATAGTCCTCACGCTAAATTAGTACACTATACTGAAGGTGGACCTTACTTTGAAAATTACAAAAAATGTGATTATGCAGATGAATGGTTTGAAACATTTAAAGAAACAACAAAAGTAAATTTAAAGTGAGAAGAATTGTAGCAGTATATAGAGGATCCACATCAGGAGGATACAAAGCAAAGTGGCCAGACGCTATTGCTGAAGGTATCAATAAACACTCGGAATGGCAATCAAAACTTATACACGGACATAATATAGATAATACTGCTGAATACTCTTACGCTTTTAATTATCAATTTGAAAATCTATCTCAATTAAAAAAAAATTCACATATATTAAGAAGAAAACTTTACGAAAAACATATTAATGATGGTAAAATATTTTTTATGGATGGTGATATATTAATTTCATATATGCACATTAATCCTAAAAATAAAGAATTAAATGATGAGATGAAAGAAACGCTACAAGGATTAAGATACGTTAGAGTACCATTTACACACGTATATGAACCAAAAGCAAAATTTTTTTTAGAAGAAAATTGGGAAGATAGATGGAAAAAGATAAGTGAAAATATAGGAATTAAAGACTTAAAACCATACACTAAAACAGGAGATCAAATACTAGTAGTTTGTAATAGAGGTTCGGAAGGATATTCTGGTATGGGTATACCAGCCTACAAATTTGCAATAGAAACAATTATAGAATTAAGAAAGTACACCAAAAGACCTATAGTTATAAGATTACATAGAGCAAATGCTAATCATAGATTAAGAGATATAGAACAATTACAAAATTTTTTTAATGAAAATAAAGAATTATGTAAAGATATAAAAATTCAATCTAAAAAAACAGAAACAGGTAATTATCCCGAACTTATATCTGAAATTAACAAAAGTTATGCCGTTGTTACACTTGCTTCATCGGCAGCTGGTCCTGCTATTATTGAAGGTAAACCTTTGTTTGTAAAAGCAAAAGAATGTTTTTTTTATAATTGGAAATCAGGTGATTTTTCTGATATTGAAAATCCTAATTTAAACATTAATAGAGATACATTTTTACAAAAATATTCATATTCACATTGGAATAACATTGAGATGAGAGATGGAATATTTTGGGAACATACAAAAAAATATTTATGGTAGAATTTGATTTTTGTAATGAATTTAAAGGTGAACGTGATATACAAGTTATTCGTGGTATGGTACGTGCTAAAAATACGTTAGATAAAACAAAAGATTTTTATTATATAGATACAGGTTATTTGGGAAACTCTGGAGATAAACTTTGGCATAGAATTACAAAAAATAATTGGCAAGTATTAAATCATTTAAATTATAATCAATTAAAAGAATTAACTGATATTGTAATTTTAGAAAGAAGATTTAAACAAATTTTAAATATAAATTTTAATAATTATAGACCTAAACAAAAAAGAACAGGTAAAAATATATTAATTGTACCACCTACAAACAAAGTTTTTTTACATTGGAATATAACAGTACAAGAGTGGTTGAATAATGTAAAAAAAAAATTATCAGAAATAACAGATAGAAAAATTATTATTAGAGAAAAACCTAAAAGTAGAACTATTAGAAGAACTAATAATAAACTAATAGATCAACTATACAAAGATGATATACATTGTGTTGTAACATTTAGTAGTATAGGTGGTTTTGAATCTATTATAGAAGGTGTTCCTGCTGTTATATTAGGTCCAAGTGCAGGTAATTATCTAGCAGAAAAGAGTTTAAAGAATATAGATAAACCATATTATGCAGATGAAGAGCAAATTAGACAACACGTTTTTTATTTGAGTGCTTGTCAATTTAATAGATTAGAAATGACAAATGGATATGCTTATAAATTAGTAGAAGAATTACAAGGAGAACAAAAACATAATGAACATAAAATTTTATATTCCTAAAAACGATCCTGGTGGTAGAGCTTCACGTAGATTTAGAGCATTAGTTCCTTTAAAAGGAATGAGAAAACAAGATGGTATAATTGGTGAATTAAATAATGCAACGATAGATGATATAATAGTAATGGCAAAAAAAACTAAAAAGTCTGAAGTTGATTTTTTAGTAAAGAAAAAAATTAAATTTGTTTTTGACGTTTGTGATGACAAATGGCCTAGAGAAAAAGAGTTATATGATTATGCCTCGAAATATGCAAATAAAATTATAACAACAACACCAGAATTAGCAAAACAAATTAAATCATATACAAATAAAGAAGCGATTATAATAGATGATCCTACTGAAAGAGATAGAGAAGAACCTAAATTTAATCCTAATAAAATAATAAAAATTGCTCATTATGGAGCAGGTAAAGCATTTCCAGAACAACATTGGGAATCAATAGTAGATAATTTAGGTAAAAATGTAGAATTTCATTTTACAATAGGAAGATATGCTAAATTTAGAAAACCTTTTGAAGATTTTAAAAATATGGCATTTTATGAATGGTCTTATGAAAAACAAGGTGATATAGTTAGAAATAGTGATATAGTTTTAATACCTATTAGAGCATATTCTCAAAATGTTTTATTTAAATCACCTAATAGAATTATAGACGCATTACAACAAGGTAGAATAGTAATCACAAATCCTGGAGTTGCAAGTTATGAAAAATTAAAAGATTTTGTTATTTGGAATACAGATAGAAATTTTAAATCATCTTTAGAATGGGCACTAAATAATAAAGATCAAGTAATTGAGAAGATTAAAAAAGGACAAGAATATATTAAATTAAACCACTCACCTGAAGCAATAGGCAAAAAGTGGGTTGAATTGGAGAATAAAATATGAAAAGATTATTAATAACAGGTGGTGCTGGTTTCATTGCACATCACACAATTAGACATTTTTTACAAAACACAGATTGGGACATTGTATCTTTAGATAGATTAGATTATTCTGGTAACCTAAACAGAATATCAGATATGATGACCGAGTTTGATAAAGAAACTCAAAAGAGAGTTAGAATAGTACACCACGATTTAAGAGCAGAAATAAATGATATGATTGCCGCTGATTTAGGTCAGTTTGATTACATCATACATATGGCAGCGTCATCACACGTTGATAGATCAATAGAGGATCCAATGTGTTTCGTTTTAGATAACGTAGTAGCAACTTGTAACATTTTAAATTTTGGTAGAAAACAAAAAAATTTAGAAAGATTTATTTACTTCTCAACAGACGAAGTTTTTGGTCCTGCACCTAAAGGTGTTAATTACCAAGAAAGAGATAGATACAATTCTACAAATCCATATTCTGCTACAAAGGCAGGTGGTGAAGAATTAGCTGTTGCTTTTGAAAATAGTTATGGTATGCCAATTTACATTACTCACACAATGAATGTATTTGGTGAAAGACAACATCCAGAAAAGTTTATACCAATGGTTATTAGAAAAGCAAGAGATGGTGAGTCCGTAACAATACATAGTGATGAAACTAAAACTATTCCAGGTAGCAGACATTACATACACGCAAAAGATGTGGCAGATGGATGTTTATTCTTATTAAACAACCAGGATAAGATTGCTAAAATGCCAAGAGATTTTGGTGGTGCAAAATGTCCTAAATTTAATTTAGTAGGACCTGTTGAATGGAACAATTTAGAACTTGCTCAGAATATTGCTAACGCCCAAAACAAAGAACTAAAATACGAAATGGTAGACTTTCATAGTAGTAGACCAGGACACGATTTAAGATATGCTTTAAGTGGTGATCTTATGAAACAATTAGGTTGGGTACCAAAAGTATCTATTGAAGAAAGAATTAAACAAGTTGTTCAATGGACATTAGAAAACAGTAGGTGGTTAAAAGTATGAAACAAATACAATTAGGATGGTGGGTACCAGATAGAGATATACATTTTGAGGAACATATGAAATATGGTGGTTATCAAACTAGACAAAGACAAGAAATTTTAGATTATATAAAAAAAAGAAAACCTATTACAGCGAACTGTATAGATGTTGGTTCACACGTAGGTTTTTGGTCTAAAGATTTAACTGAACAATTTAAACACGTATATGCTTTTGAGCCTATACCTGATGTAAGAGAATGTTTTAAAAAGAATGTAATTAAAGATAATTATACATTATACAATTATGGACTAGGTAGTGAAGAAAAAAAAGTAAAAGTATTATATAATCCTGTTGAATCAGGTAACACTCACGTTAGTGAACAAGGTAATTTAGAAATAGAAATAAAAAGATTAGACAGTTTTGATATGTTACCAATAGATTATATAAAGATAGACGCTGAAGGATATGAAATAGAGGTTGTTAAAGGTGCTCAAAAGATTATTGAAAAAGATAAACCTTTTATTCAAATTGAAATAAAAAGTAAAATTTTAGCAAAACAAGGTATAGACAGACAAGAAATTTTTGATTATTTTAAATCAATCAATTATGTTGAAGTATTAAAAACTAAATCAGAACATTTATTTGCATTTGGAGAATAAAATGGGCAA